GAGCCTTCGACACCACGACGCTGACGCACAGCGCCCACCAGCATTGCCTTGCCCTGGTAAGCCTGTTTGACCTCTGCGTCGAAGAGTGTGACGAAGGCATTGCTCAGAGAGATAGCCATTTCGTAACCTCGTTCGGTTGATTAGTCAGGGGTTTTGCGCGTCGGTGAGCCGCATCGTGCGGGCCTGGGCTTGCTGCTTACGGCAGCCACTCGCCGGCATCTCGCCGTGGTCAGGGTCGGGTAAACCCGGTGGGCCTTGTCGCGGATTGTAGGCGTCGGTGATTAAAATGCAACACCGCCGATTGCAAACTGTACAAACCCACCGGCAGGATTACTGGCCGACGACCTGGTTGAACAAGCGCTCGACCTTTTGGCGGTAAGCCGGGTCGGTCTTGTACTTGGGGTCGCCGACCATCTGGTAGAGCTCCTCCTTGGTCGGGGCGCCGTCCAGCGGGGCAGACTCGATCGGCACTCGGCCCTCGTAGGCTTCGCGGATCTTGACCAAGGCGTTCAGACCGCGAGCAGTGCCGCCCATGATCTTGAACTCCTCGAAGTCGTCGGCATTCCAGACGCCCTTGTTGACCAGGCCTCGAGCCCAATCGACCATGCCATCGACCATTGCCCGACCGTTTGGCCCGAGCTTCTGCAGCTCTGCCGCCGGGTCAACCATGTCGTTGCCCATGATCTCCTTGGCTTGGGTCTGCAGCTGGCCGACCAGGTCATCGAACTGCGCCTGCGACAAGCCGTTTTCCTTCGCCCAACCGGCCAAGGTATTGGCCATCGGGTTGTCGGTAGCTTCGCCGAAGGATGACAGGTCGTACTTGCCGTCAGCCGGGGCGTTGTGAGCGCCTTTGCTGATCTTGCCGCGCAGGTCGCGCCAAGATTTGGCTAGACCTTCATAGTCAGGGTTGCCGTCCTTCCAGAAGTTTTCCGGCATCCACTCTGGTCGCTCTGCCGGGGCGGCAGCTGCAGCTGGGTCAGCTGGTTTGTGATCGATGGCGACCTGTTGCTGGTTGGTCTCGTTTTGTTTTTCGTCCGTGACAGAAACACCGTCGAGTAGGCCGGACTGACCGGGCTCGACTGCTGCGGTTTCGCTCATAGGCTCCTTGCTTGGTTGATCCGTGCAATCAGATCTCGCACGACCGTCCTCTGCCCTTCGGCAAAGTAGGCATGCGAGGCGTCAGTACCTGGCACGGCGACAGGCACATCGACGTACATTTCGCGCAACCACTTGAGCAGCGCCTGGCCGTCTTCATCGGCAAACACTCTCAAGCAAAGCCGCGCTAGATCCTCGCGCTTTTGGGTGACCTCGCGGATGTCTTCGGTTTCGCCCAGCTTCTCGAGCTCATCCCAGCTCATGCCGGCATACCTTCAGGCGGCATTCCAGCCATTGCTTGCTGTTGCATTGCTGCCTGTTGCATGGCGGCTGCCTGCATCTGCTGCTGTTGCGCTTCTTCCAGCAGTACGGCACGCTCCTCGGCGCTGTTTCTGACGGACGCCGGCACACCCAGCTTGTCGGCCAGGTAGTCCACCACCGCATCGTTCTTAAGCGCCAGCTGGCCATCGGGGCCAAACTGGCCGGTACCCATCAGCTGCGAGTACTGCAGGATTGCGTTCACGTCCTCCATGTTCTGTGCCATCGCCAGCGGTGCGACCGGCACCACCTTGACCTCGAGACCGTTGACCCGCAGCGGCAGGTCGATCAGGCCGCGCTCGTCCATGACCTCAAGGATCTTGGACACCAGCGGGATCATGGTTTCGTTGATGAGGCGACCAAAGGCGGAGCCCAGGTTCTGCGAGAGCTCTTTCATGCGCTCCACGATCTCGGTCGCCGAGCGAGCAGACATGTTCTCGGGCGGCAGCGACTCATCAAGCAGGATGCGTTTGATCGAGCTCACCAGGTCGTTAATCACCAGCTGCGACACGTTGAAGTCGCCGGAGCGGGGCAGGGGCAGCAGGGCTGGGCCTTGCGGGCCACCGTTGCGAGCCACAGGGATAATCGCGCCAGGCGAGAGCTTGACCGTGTTTGGGTTCAGCACACCGTCGTCAGCTGCGGTGTAGACACCGGCCACAGCCAGCGAAGCATTCTTTAGCAGCAGCTCCTTGGTCTTGTTTAGCGTCTTGATGTCGGGCAGGGCAGTGATCAGCGGGCCGCGACCGTAGATCTCGCCGGCCACCTTCATGTAGCGCGACACCACCCAAGGCGAAGTCTTGCGACGGCGATAGACGAGCTCTGCTTTGCCTTCTTTCCATATGACGTGGTAGCAGTAGTCACCGCGCTTGTGGTCGTGAATCGTTGCCTCGAGGAGCTCAATGTCGTCGGTCGGCTTGTCATCGATGCGACGCTGCAGCTCGGGTGGAATCTTAGCGTCAGGCCACTGGCGTTGGATGCTCTCACCCTTCATGCGCATGCGGCGGTAGACGTTGTCCACCTGTCCGTTCGCGCCTTCCTCGTAGCTGACCAAGAATAGCGGCACTGGCACAAAGTTGATCGGGCTGATGTCGTCGCCTGGTTGCACCATCATGCAGGCAGTGCCGACTGCGAGATCAAGCAGAAACTCACCGATAGCGATGTCGAAGTTGGACTGCTTTAACACATCAAACATGCGGTCGCCATAGGCGTCGAGAATCGCCTGCGCTTGCGACTTGCGCTCGATCGGAATCGACGGGCCAGGCTCGAGCTTCGACCATTTGCGCTGCGGCGGGAAAACCACCGACTGCAGCCGGTTAGCAAAGCGCTGGGTTGAGTTGATGGCAGTCGAGTCAAACACTCGCTGCATCTTCTTGGTACCGGTTGCGCCACCTTCCCAAACACCGTAGAGCTGACGCTGGGGCAGGGCGAACTCGTAGGCATCCTGGTAGATCTGCTGAAACTCGTCCTTCTTGGTCTGCGCCAGCTGCTGACGCTTCAAGATCTCTTCCGGTTTCAGCCGCATCCCGCCGAGTGGTTTTTCGTATGCTGCCATATCAGTCGTCCTCTTCTTCGAGCAGATAGCCCGCAAGCAGTTTGCGCTCCATGCGGGTCAGCGCGATGTTCTTTTGCAGCTTCTTGCCGATCGCAACCTTCTGCTCGTCTTCCAGCTCTGGCTTTTCCATGTCATCGGCTTTGCCTTTGCCGTCCTTTTCAATCGAAATCTCGATCTTCATTTGTCGCCTTTCGCCGCGATCATGTTGTCGATCAGGTTGGGGTAGGGGCGACCAGCTGCTTTTGCTTTGCGCATCGCGTTGCGCTTTTCTGCGTCAGACAACTTCTGCGGCTTGCCCAAATCTTTAGGGCGCGGCTTATCCCAAACCTCTTTCATCCTTAACTCCCCTGAAGTAATGGTCGCCGCGAGCTGCGTGACACAGCTGCTAAACGTGCAGCTTTACGCTCGCCGACTTCGCGTCGATATGTCTGCCCAAGCTCTTTGCTTTTAGCTTCAAACGTAGATTGATCAAACTCAGCGATCTCTGGCTTTGTTGGTGCTGATGGCGCCCTGGGTGCTTCTTCAGTAAATTTTTCTGGTGGCGTCTTTTTGTAAAGCGCGTAGCCAGTAAGCGCTTGGTATGGCTGCAATCCAGCGCTGTGTCGAACTTGTTGATACTTTGTTTCGTAAACGGGCTTTGAAAAGTAATTGACCGGCAAATCCCCTTTTGCGCTGTATACGGTGCCGTCAATAACAAATACGTCGCCTTGTTTACCCGATGGTCGAGACACGCCAACCTTTGTGCCTTCTGAAGTTGGGAATTCTTGCAATGCTTTTTGGTATGCGTCCAATCGTTGCTGATAGGCAGCTGCTTGCGATTGATAGGCAGACATGTCCACCTTGTATTTTTCAAGCGCAGATTCATACGGTGCCATTTGCGCAGCCACTTGTTTTTGATAATCAGCAAAACTTGTCTGATACTGACTGCCCATAGCTCTAACGTCTTTTGAATACTGCTGCGCCAGACGCTCAATGTCAGACATGCGGCGCACCTTCATCCGCTTTTGATAGAGCGACTCAGCCATTAGACGATCCTCATGTCAGAGCCGAGCATTGGCGACGTGACGCCGAGCTCTGGCGTTAGACGTTCTTGAGAAAGCAGGGCGCGACGACCACCGCGAGTGCGAGCTTTAAGCGCAGATGCCTCGGATGCTGCAGCCTTGCGACGCTCCTCATCAGCTGCGGCTTGCACTTCTTTGGACTTCTTCTCCATCGCCAGCCGGTTTTCTTGATAGCTCAACTGCTGCTGGTCAAACTGCTGCTTAGCGAGCTCGGCTTGCTGCTGGAGTGATGCGCTTTGCTTTCCGTATTCAGCGGTCTGTCGCGCAACCTCGGCACGCATTGCCGCAGCGTCAGCCTGTTGCTGCGCAAGCAGTTGGCTCTGCTGACGCTCGGCATCTTTGCGAGCCTTGCGTGCTTCGTTGGCTTGGTAGGCCGAGCCTACGATAATTGCGCCTGCGATCCATCCAGACATTTGACTTCTCCTTTCCTGCTGTCGCCGAGGCCGCACTCAGGCACCTCGTACAGACGGTTTTCCAATTCATCGATGTTTCGGCAGTTGTCTGGGTTGGCATAGATGTCAGTCCAGACCACTTCCTCCTCGAACACTCTGCCGGCACGCTGAAACCCGGCATCGACATCAAACTCGCACGGCGCCACCAGCACCTTCACACCGTCGTCGGTGTTGACTGCGATGACGCCTTTCTCCAGCCTGACCCGGTACGCAGTCTTGTGAGCTGCTCCGGTCAACACAGTCCACGGCGGGATCGTGATCGTTCGCTCGTACACGCCAGGCAGAAACTTGTGCGTAGTGACAATGTCAGCCTGGTTCATCTTGAGCAGCGCGGTCTGCAAACGCACCACCGCGTCACGCATCTGTTGCGCCGGAACCTTGTCCTCAAAGATCGTCAAGGCGTCCATATTGCATCGGATTCTATTGGGTTTTGGCCATGTAGTCGTGTCTGCTGATATCAGAGCGATATATCAACCAAACACATCGAAATCCATGCTGGCCACCACCGGCTTGGGCGGGGCTGCACCGTAGCTTTGCGTCCTGGTCATGCGGTTGTACTCGCCGCCACCGAGCATCAGGTAGCCAAACGAGTCGCCAATGTGCGAGTGCTCGTTCTTATTGGGTG